CGGGATAGGCGGTGAGCGTGGCGCCGACTTCCAGCAGACCGGAGATCGCCGGCAGGATGGAATTGACCGGCGCAACCGCGGCGGCATAGGTCGATTCCCCCGTCAGCTTGTAGGTCATCGACACCGTCATCTTGTCGTCGAGCGGCGCATCGGGCTCGAGCCCGGTCGCAAACCCGTCGAAGGTCCAGGTGTCGCCGTTCGTGAACACGAGACGGTAAGTGCCCGATTCATGGATGGAGAACTCGCCCCGCTGCAGCGCGAAGGTTGCGCTGCCCGGGATCAGGTTCATTTCCAGCGTGACCTCGCCTTCGTCGACAAGTCCGGGAATGAATTCGCGACGGCGGTTCGGGCTTTCCGAATGCGTCGCATCGACGGCGTCGCGCGCCCAGGACGGCGGCGTGATGTTCACGCGCTCCGCAAGGGTGGTCCACACATCCGGACCGGTCGAGGTCCGCTTCTGGAACAGGGTGCCGTAGCCGATCGAGGCTTCAGTCGTCATCGCGACTCTCCTTCAGATTTGAAATGAAAGCCCGCGAGAACCCCTGCGGGAATAGGGGAAGCATTGAACTGCTATTGTCCGGATTTCATCTTTGCGGCTTCGCGCTCGGCCTTCCGAGCAATGCGCGCGCGGGCTTTCTCGATCTGGTTTGCGAGCGAATCCCTGATGCCTTCCAGCACCTTCATCACATTGCCATCCCAGGCCGGCCGCAGATGAGGCTCCGGAGCCTGGTGCGCGTTGCCAAATTCCGTCTGCACCGATTTCGGATGAGGTGTCGGGCCGATGAAAACCTCGATCATCGATTCCTTCTTGTGCTGTTTCTTCTGGCGGCGGGAGAGTTTCGTCCCGACGGTGTAGGACTGCGCCAGATCACCGGTCAGCCTTGGCGCGCGCGCCTCTCCATCATCGGCAATAGGCTGCCCCTGTTCTTTCAGCGTGCGCAACAGAACATTGCGCGCGGTCGCCTTTGGCAACTCAGTCAGGGCCTTGTCGAGCTCGGCAAGGCCTTCCAGCTTGAAGAATTCCTTGCTCACCGCTCCGCATACCAGATGAAATAATCCACGAGCTTTCCGCGGAGGTTCGCGACGGTGTCGTCGACATCCCGCCAGCTATCGATGAAGACGCCCTGTACCTGCACTTCGTTGGCGCCCGAGCCCATCGGTCCGCGGTAGCCGTCGATCCGGTTCTTCACCGCGAGGTGCAGCGCGTGCGCAAGGTCCGCCGTCTGGGCCCAGGACGCGATCTGCATCCGGACCTGCACGAGACCGGAGGCACCATCCATGTGGTGATCGCCGATCCCGGAAATCTCGTTGTAGACGATGCTCGGTCGCGTCTCGCCCTGCGGCACCTTCACCGGAAACATGCGCGTTGCCGCGAGCGCCGCCACGGCGGCATCGGCAAGCACGAACGCCCGCAAGCCCGGCCGGATATCCTTCAGGCTCATGTGTCGGTCCGCCGGCTGGTACGGATGCGAAGATCAACCTCCCGCCCCACCTCTTCCGCCCCGAGCACGTCATAGACGCAGCCGGCTGGCGGGTTCTGCGTATTCGGGGCGACGTCCTGCGCCGGATAGATCACCCGATCCTTCGGAGTCAGCGGACGGAAGGCATCGGGTATGGACAGGAACCGCACCGTGAAGGTGACTTCCTGTTCCGCCACTTCCTGCGCATTGGTGTAGCGCTCGTTCCCCGGCGTCGGCAGCTGTCCGGCCGGGATCTGGAAGGCGATATCAGACCAGGTCTCGATCTGCTCCCCGGAAGGAGAATCGGAGCGCGTCGCCCGCTGCACCGTGATGATGCGGTCATAGCGGCGCTGCATCAGAAGCGGATCCTGCGATGTTTCGCGAGCAGCGCATCGACCGCCATCGGCATCACCTGCACGATGTTGCCGACATTCACCGCCGACGGATTATCGAACCAGTGCCGCACCAGCAGAAGGATGGCGTGCTTGATGTCTGCCGGTCCCGACCACACCCCGTCGACCGTCGGATATCCGGCAAGGTAGGTGACGTGCACCGCCGGCCGCTCGTCGTGGATCTGCGGGAAGGCAAAGCTGTCGAGGAACTTCACATACGGCCCGAGATCATCGATCAGCAGCTCGTAATTCGCCTCATCGATCGTCTGCGTGGCGCCCGCGACATCCTCATAGGCGACGCTGTCGACGTCGATCACGGGCGCCAGCGGAAGGCGCAGCACCCGATTGAACCGGTCGAAGTCCTGCCGCCAGGTCTGCTCGCACAGGCATCGGCCGAGGATCCCGGTCCAGCCGTCAAGGTGCGCCGTCGCCGCCGCGATATACGCCTCAATCTGCGCGTCCTTGTTGGAATAGGACACGTCGAGATGCGCCTTCACTTCGGTGAGAGTGACGGGCTTCGTGGCCGGCGCCTGGGTCTGGACGGGGCGATACATCACTGCCCTCGAATCAGGGGATTGGGATGCCGGCTATGGTCATAGCGCCGCTCAACCTCTTCAGGCGAAGGCGCATCCGAGCGCGGGGTCATCTGCACCGAGACGCGGCCATCCTCGCCATCGAGCAGCGCGATATCCACGCAGTCATAACCATAGAGACGATCGCGCGGATCGCAGCACGCATCGAGGAGAGACGAGGTTTCAGGAACCGTGATCTCGATGCCGCGCGCCGCGGCGATGCCGAGCCAGAATTCCACACACGACCGCCCCTGCTCTGCCCTGTGTGAATTCGGAAGCGTGTAATCGAGCCCGAAGAGCGAGATGCGTTTCACGCCGATATGCACGGCATAGGCCACAGCATAAGCGCCGGTCGAATTGAAATAGGGCGCCCCGCCGTTACTGTCATACTTGCGGTTCAGAACATCCTGCAGCGGAAAGGCGACCATGCCCGGATAGCCGTCGCGCACGATGCTGGTATAGACCGGACCCGGATGCGTCTTGAGCCAGCGGACCATCGCGGCAATGTTGCCCGCGGGGTTGAGCGCAGCACGGCCCTCCTGAATCTTCAGGTCATCCATGTGAAAGACCCGATGACAGCGCAGCACATCGCCGATGGCGTTCAGTCCCCATACCTCATCGCAATACGCCGACACCCCGCCGAGCCGGCGGGTCAGCTCAAAGAACGTCGCACATGACGGGCCGAGCCCGACAATGGCGACATGCGCCGGCACGGATGCCGGCGCATTTTCGTTTGCATCCGTCACGGATCAGGCGACCGGAGCACGGCTGGGGTTGCCGAGGATGGCCTGGGCCGCAACAATCGCAGTCGCGGTGCCGGTGCCGTACAGGCGCAACTTGAGATAACGCTTGTTGCCGCGATAGCCGATCCGCTTGCCAACGCCCGCAGCCGTGAGCGTGAGCGGAGCTTCGTTGCCGATCAGGTCGGCATCGGCAACCGACGTGAAGCTGTCGCCGGTGGCATTGGCCTCCAGCACGACCGGCGTAATCGTATCCGCAACCGTTGCGGACGCGCCGGAATGAAATGCGAACTCGACCGAGTCGAAACCCCGACGGTCAATCGCGCTCGACAGCTTGCCATTTGCGGCGCCGGTCGTGCCGACAGCCTGCGGCGTGATCACGTTCACGACGCTGATGTTGCTGTGCATGTCACGCATGTGACTTGCTCCTTTCGATGATGAGATTGAGGAAACGGAGAGAGAAGGTGATGCCGGCAGGCTGGATCGGCCCGCCGGTCAACGCGCCGGCCCCGCTATGAGCTGAACACCATCAGCTTGATGGCCTCGAAGTTGATGACGCCACCGCCGGTGCGCTTCGTGGTGTAGAACTTCACGTAGGGCTTGGCGGTGAGGTTGTCGCGCAGAACGCGGATGCCCTGCCGATCAACGATCTGATACGCCTGCGCGAAGTCACCGAAGGCCAGCGACAGCGAGCCGGAGTTGAGCGCAGGCATGTCTTCCGCGCGGGTGATCGGGTAGCCCGCGAACTGTTCGGGCACACCAAGCACAAGCGACGGCTGCCACAGATACTCGCCCGTGGTGGCCTTGAACTTGCGCATCTTCTGGATCACAGAACGGCGGGTGACGAAGCGCGCGTTCTGCAGATACGCTTCCTTCAGGCAGCCGATCAGATCGAAGATCGCATCCGCCGGGAACGACGCGGCGGCAACGAAGTCGCCGTTGGCACCCGACTTGACGGTGCCGATCTTGCCCCAGTCGACGCCAGAGCCGGTGTCGGAGGCAGTCGGATACGAGGTGAAGCCGCGGATCTTGGCGTCCCCGTTCACGAACTCGCTGTTCTCGAAGCGGCCGAGCTTGTCGGCAACCTTGTTCGCGAGCCAGGCTTCGACGTCGACCATGGCATCGTCGAGCAGCTGCTGAGTGGTCTTCGGCTCGGTATCGATCCAGAACACCGGGAGGCGCCACTTGCCGATCTGCGGCGTGGTGGCGTCACCCGAAACCGCCTGCTCGCCAGCGTAGCCGGCGCCGGCTTCGCCGAGGTCTTCGATGCCTTCGAGCGCATCGGTCGAGATGGTCTGGACGCTCGCGATCTGACGGATCGGCGACGTCTCATAGACCTTCTTGACGATGCGGCCGCCGGTGTCGGGGGTCACGTAGTAACCGCCATCCGGATCGGAGCCGACCGACAGGGTCTTGACTTCGTCGGCGGACAGAAGGCGATCGCCCTTGCGCAGATAGCGCGCATGCGCCGACTTGTATTCGTCGAAGCCCTTCTCATCGAGTGGAGAGAACGACTCCTTGCGCTCCGCATTGTGCGCAGCGAGGATCAGATTGTGGGTCTTGATCTCCAGCTCACGCTTGCCGGCCTCACCGTCCTTGGTGATGCCCATGCGATTGAACTTGATCTCAAGCTCTTCGCGCTCTTTCTTTTCGGCGGCAATGGCCGCTTCGAGCTTCGACTTAGCCTCGATCGCGTCGTCGAGCGACTTCTCGATCTTGCCGAGCTTCTCGGTGACGATCGGATCGTCCTTGCCGAGCTTGCTCTTCAGTTCAGTTTCGAGCGTCGTCTTGAACGCATCGAAAGCCTTGCCCTGCGTTTCGATCAGGGACTTCACTTCCTGCAGATCCATCGGGATCACCTTTGAGTGAGAGTTGCGATATTGCGGCGAAGGATTGCCGCGATGTCCGCTTCGCCCTCATCCCGAGGAGAAGTTGCCGGTGCCTCAGCATCACGCTGCAGCCATTTCCTGAAAGTGGCGACGGCCTTCACGGCGTCGCTCCGCGACAATGATGCCTCACGCAGCATTGCTTCCAGCTCGCGGGGATCGAACTCTGATTTGACGTTGCCAACGCGCGCCTTGTCGTTCGCCGGGAACGTGACGATCGACAACTCCATAAGATCGATCGCTTCGAGCCTTCGGCGCGGCTCGTTCGGCTTCGTGCCCTGCGTGAATTTCTTCACGCGATACCCGATGGAAAGACCATCGAGAGAGCCCGACTTCAGGCCCTCATACAGATACTGGCCCTTCTCGGTATTGAGCGCGAACAGCTCGCCTTCGACCTTCAGGCCCTTGGAGTTTTCCTCCATCGAGGTCCACTTGCCAACGGGCAAAAGGTCCTCGGCGCCGCCGCCGAAGAACCCGCCACCGTGCTGCAACAGCATCGGCGGATACTTGCCCTTGTCCTCCCAAGCGCGCAGCGTATCCTTGAACGCGCCCTTCTCAATCACGTCGCCATACGAATCCACATTGCCGAAGATCGCGCCGTAACCGGAGAAGACGCCGGTCTTGTCGGACGCAAACTTGACGTCCATGTCAAAGCGCAAGCGGTCCATCATTCGTCTCCTGAATCGGAATTGTTGGCCGGTGGCGGTGTTGTCGCTTTGGCTGTCGGCTGCGGCAGCTTGTCCGCTTCCGGATCGTCAGAGCGGTCCAGGTCCTCGAAGTCGCGGACTTCGTTCTGAGTCAGCCAGCCCTTGATGCCGCCCGACCCCAGCGCCTTGGTGTAATACTCGGCCTTGTCCTTGGGTGCCGCGTTCATCAGCGCATTGGCGATGAACTTGGTGTAATAGCCCGCCCGCAGTTCATCTTCGGTCAGCAGGTTGACGTTCGCGCTCTGCGAGATGCGCCGATACATCGGATCGAGGGTGTAGGTCTTGTGCGCCTGGAAGAACTCCGATGCACTGGCAAAGGTCGGCGACTGATCGCCGGCATGTCCGACCATGATCGGCCATACCCTCATGCCGCGGCAGATTTCCTCGATCTGGAACTTGCGCGTCTCCATCAGCTGCTGGTCGACGCTTGACATGGCGACGCGTTTGAAATCCGCCTCCATGTCCAGGATCATCGGCTTGCCGGCACGCTCACCTCCCGGCAGATGCTTGTCCATCCAGGCAGCGAGCTGCTCGTATTTGTCCGGCGTAAGCTTTTCCTTGACGCTGTAGACGCCCGTCGTCTGGACGCCCTTGCCTTGCGAGTCGCTTTGCCCCTGCTCCAACGCCATCGAAAGCCCGATGGCGTTTCGCGTCATCGCAATGGCGTCGAGACCAAGCCATGAATTCCAGGACGGCCCGCGCAGGTGCCAGATCGCATCCTGACCGAAGATCTGCTGCTGGCCGTTCTTGCCCGTGACCCTGTACTGCAGCCGGAAATCGTCGAGCTGTTCGACGCAGACGCGCCCCGGCTCGATAGGAATGAGTTCCCGCACTTCGCGATCGCGACCGACACGGTTGACGAACACGAAGGCATTGAAGGTCAGGTCGAGATGAAAACTGATCGTCTCGAGGAATTCGAGACTGGTCTGCCAGCCATTCGGCTTGCGGCTGATCAGCATATGCAGGGGGTGATCGGATGCGATCTTCCTGCCACTCGGGGTTTCCTGATACAGACGAAACGGAACGGACAGGCCCTCCGCGCGCACCCGGCAGCACGCCGCAACCGTCGTCACCTGCAGCGCAGTCCACCAATTGACCGGCACGCCAGCAGCTGACAGCCGCGCCCCATAAACCTCCCTGAACAGTTCGAGCGACGACGTGATCTCCTTGCCCGTGGATTTCCACTGCAAAGGCCACATGCGCGAAAGGAAGCCCATAAGCATCAACCTCTATGCCGTTGCGACTTCCCAAAATGACTTGGGCTTCTCCGCTGGCGCCGCAATCGCGATACCCAGCGCATTCACGAGCCCCGCGATAAGATCGATGCGCCCGCTCGACTTGGCCTTGGTCGGCTTGATGTTCTCTGCATCGTCGGTGACGACCGCGACCGCCTGCGCATGGCGGCGGAAGAGCGGATGCCCGCCATGGTGAAAGCCGTTCGCCATCACGAGGCGCTCGAGCTCCTTCGACGGTGCGGACAGTGAGACAAACCCCTGCCCGTACAAGACGACCGGAATGCCTTCCGCCTCGAGCCGCACCGCGGTGCCGGTGGCGTTGAAGCGGTCGATCGCCAGACCGCCTTCGTGCTGCTCGCGCTTCGCCTGCCCGTAATAGGCGATGCGGAACTTCTCGGCGTCCTTCAGGATCTGCTTTTCGATGAAACCGTAGTCGACGACGTTGCCCGGCGTGACGAACAGCGCGCCTTCCTTCACCCAGCGCTCATATGGCTGACGGTCGCGCTTGCCGTGTTCCTTCACCAGATCGGCCGGCTTGTAGGCCCGCACCAGCGCGACCGGGACATCGAGACCGTCCTGAACCGGAAACCACCACACCAGTCCCGACAGGTCCTGCGTCGACGACAGATCGAGACCGCCGAAGCACCTCTTGCCGACGAGCCGCGCCTCGAATTCCGGCGCATTCCATGCGACCGGCCCGACGCAATGATCCCAGCCGAAGCGCCGGCCTTCGTCGTCGACCGAGTCCATCGGCAGCCAGCGGACCGCCTGGTCGGTCCAGATGTTCAGCCGGTAGCGCTTGAAGTCGTTTTCCAGCCGCGGAAGCTGCCGCGCGCGCTTGAAATCCTCAAGGAACGGCTCAAGCTTGACCGACTTCCCGAAGTTCGGATTGGCCTTGCGCCACGTCTCTTCCTTGGTCCAGTCGTCATCCTCGCCCGGCGCATAGATGACAACCATCGTGGACGGATCATCGAGATCGCCGGACAGGATCGCCTGACACTCGCGGAAGACCTCTTCGCCGTGCGTTCCCTTCTGGCCGGCGGTCGAGATCAGGAATTCCAGCGGCTGGCGCCTGGCCGCGGCCGAGTCGTGAACGAAGGTGTAGAGGTCCCCGTTCGGCCATTCGTGGATCTCGTCGCCGACGAGACCCGACATGTTCAGCCCGTGCTTGCCCTTCGGCTTTCCCGACAACGGGCGAAAGGATGCGTTGAGCTCCGGGCAGTAGATGACCTTGCCGAGGCATTCCAGTTTTGAGGCCAGCACCGGCGTGCGCACCGCCATGTTGCTGGCCTTGGTGAACACGATCTTCGCCTGCGCCTCTTCCGAGGCAATGGAGAAGACCTGCCCGCCCATCTCGGCATCGCCGACCAGCGCGAGCAGTGCGACGCCGGCGGCAAGTTCGGTCTTTCCATTCTTGCGCGGCACCCACACGAAACTGCGCCGGTAGCGCCTGGTGCCGTCCGCCCGCTTCCAGCCGAACAGCGGCCGGATGATGTCGTGCTCCTGCCACTCTTCCAGGACAAACGGGCGCCCGGCCCATTCGCCTTCTGTGAAAACGAGGTGATTTGGGAAGAACGCAGCCGCCTTGTCGGCGGTGCGCTCGTCATACCAGAACTCACTCTCGCGCCAGAACTCGCCGTCCCAATGCGCGTTCGGATACGCCTTGAGCGCGGCCGGCCGCGGCGGCTCCGCAACTTTCCGTTTTGCTGACATGAACCATCAGTTCAGGAGGCCGATCGGACCTTCGACGGGCTCAGCTGCAGGCGCGGCGGGTGACGCGGGATCGTCGGCGCGGCGCTCGGCTTCTTTGGTCTGTCCGCCGAACAGATCGCCCGTCGCACCGGTATTCGCGCGGGCGGCCATGATGCGCTGACGTTCCGCCGGGTTGAGACCGAACCGATCCTCGAAGGCGAGCAGCATGCGATCGAGACGGTCGGCCATCAGGAAGGCCGGATCGGCGCGGCGCACCGTGCCGCTCGCGGTGACGATCTCGTAGATGTCGCCCTCGTCATCGAGGCGCTTCTGAAGACTCAGCCAGCGCGCATAGTGCCGGCAGTAACGGGCGAAGGCTGGCGTGTCGGCGTCGGTCAGGAGCTTCATCGCCCGCAGCATCGGCGCCAGGCGATTCCAGATCTTCAGGCCCTCGTCCTTCAACCACTTCGGCGGCTCGCCGGCGGCTGCAAGATGCACACCCTCGGCGGTGCCGGCCGGTTTCTTGCGCTTCGACCGGACCGGCTCCTTCTGTTCCTTCACAGCACCGGGCTGCGGCTTTGGTCCGCGTCGACCCATAAGAAAAAAAATCCTCGGAAACTCGCGAAAAAGTTTTTGTTGAGGGGGCGCCGGTCCCGGAACGAAAGGCTGCAGACTTTTGACCACCCCCGGGGGGTGACCAATCAGAGCAGTCAATTCTTTTTTCGGATCAGATCGATGGTGTCGATGAACGTACCCACCGCCTCCGATCTCATGCGACGGAGGAAGGGCACGAATGCTCCGCGGGCACGGTTGCAGTCGTTACAGGCCACGACAATGTTCTCTGGCCTATTGTCGGCCTTATCCTCGTTGAGGTGATCAGCTGTAGCCGATGACCAAGCCAACGGGGCGCCACACCAATAGCAGGGCGGACAGAGCCCGGCATGCTTGTCGTATGCGACGAGCCGGTGCTCGAATATCTGACCTCTTGAATCAGCCAGAGGGTGATTGTGCAGCAACACCCTCACGTAACCGGCAGGAGTGATATAACGCCCGACGACTGGCCGATCTTCATTTATCGGAACACCACGGCGCACTCTGCCATAGTGCTTCTCGCACAAGCCAGCGTTTCGGGACCGTACCTCTAACTTACAGCCCGCTACCTTGCAGAGTGGAAGCGGGTCGATCGGTGCCGACGGCGGAGCTTCATACTGACCATAGCGATACATCAGCTGCCAGTGACGATTGCAAAGCGCCGCACCGCGCTTCCATCGCACATGTGGTTTTTCGGAGCATCCAGGCGCCTCGCAGCACCGGGGCAGCCGACGGACCAAAGTAGTGTTGGGATCGCCGTGGTTGCGCCAGCGCGAATAGTGCGTCTTGCACCAAGTTCTCGCCCAAGCCGGGCGGCCACACCCCGAAACACTACAAAGCTCACTCATGACTACGATCCGACACAAGCGAGCTATTTTACCTCTTTTCCATGCTCTGTTTTTTGGAGTTGTGGCAATTTCCACAGAGACTTTGGAAGTTGTTTCTGTCCCAAAAGAGGGTCGTATCGCCCTTATGCGGAATGACGTGGTCCACGACTGATGCGGCCGAGATTATCCCTTCGTCAAAGCACATCCGGCAAAG